ATCTGCCCCAGTTCCATTACCTAATGGTTGGGCAGTACCATTCATAATATCATTAATACTTACAGGGTTACCATTTGAATCGAAACCAGCATCAATAATTTGAGTTGTTCCGTTTTTAAAAACTTTTAAACCTTCTCCAATATTCCAACTAAAACCACCAGCATATGAATATACCCAATCACTAATTTGATATCCTGTAAAATCTGTAAATTTAACATTTTTATCAAATAAATCTGGGTTAGCTAATGAAGATTGATAAGTAATAGGTTTTGGTGGTGGCCCATTAAAACCGTTTGAATTTAATGTTCTAATAAGCTTACCTTGTACTACAAAACCTAATTTATTAGTTAAACCTGTAACATTATTTTCTCTATCATAATCTAATTCAACATAAACATAAGCTAAATTTGGCAATTGTCTGTTTTGTGCACCTGATGCCCATTTAGAGCTAAAATTTTCCATATCAGTGCATCTGCCACCGTCTGGATATTTTACAATTTTTAAATTACCATTTAACCAATCATCTGTTTGACCATCTGGATGAGTTGCATTAATAACTGATCCAGCTAAATTAAATGATAATTCCCAATCATCCCAATAAATACCGCTATTTGTTCCATAATTATCTGTACCTATTTTATTTATAGGCCCCTCACATAATGCAATAATAAATGCCATTGTTTTATTATCACTAGTTATATCTGCAAATATAATTGAACCATGAATTTTATCTTCACCGTAAATAACTGGAAGTTTATTTGCAGGATCAGAAGGTATTCTTTGTTTAACTCCCGGATCTGGTTGTGAACCTGAGCTACCTAAACCACCACCATCAGGTAATTCTGGAGCAAATAGTTTTTGTGTTATATATGATACTGCAAGCGACAAAGCAAATCTAATAATTGCTCCTTTAATTCCTTCTGCGGTAATTGCGGTTATAATTGGTGCAGCAGCTGCCATTATTTATCTCCATTCATAAGTTTTTTCAACTAATTTAAAACCTAATTTATTAAATTTAATATTTGTTTTATATTCATTTAAACTTGGCATTAAAACTCTATCAATTTTATTTTCTTTTTTTAATTTTTGAAATTCATTTTTATATAATTTAAACATTCTATAAAATGCAGAAGAATTACGTTTATCTTTATTTACCCAAGTAACAACAGTAACTAATTCGTTCATTGCAGTAAATATATTTGCATTTATTAAACTCATAATGCAACCAATAATTTTATTATTTTCTTCAGCAATAACTATAATGCCTTTTTCAAAACATAATTTAATTAATTGTTCATAATATTGATTTGTAACAATTAACCCTTTTATAGTAAAATCTGGAAATTCTTTCATAGCTTTAACTATTTCATTTATTCCATTATTTAATTTATTTTCTATATCTTTATTATCAACTATTTTTATATTCATTTTATTCCTTTATTAATCTTTTCCAAATTTAGGATTAAATGTTGACATTGATGCAACAAATTCCATTGATCTATCACCAGATGATGTTTTTTTAAAAGAACTGTCTGATGTAAATCTACCATGAGTACTTCCTAATATAGTACCTAAAATATTTTTACATTCTAAAGTGATTTTAACTTGACCAAATTCTTGATTTTCTTCGTCTACAGCATGAGAATAAATCACACCTTTCCATTTTAAATATACCCCAGTATATGGATATTGATTACTAAGTTGTGTATCTTGATCATCCATCCAACCTTGATAAATTGTAACAATACCACCAATACCTTTATATTCTTTTAAAACAGGTATACTTGTATTTGGTAATCCGCTTAAAGAAACAGTTATTTGATTTGTTTTAACATCTTTTGTTTCTTCAACTGCAGTTAAATTTAAAACACCGGCAGCAGGATAAAATTTTCTATTTTGTCCATTAAAATTAAATTCTAAAGTTCTATAAGATGTATTTAATAATAATGCATTATTAATGTTTTCATCAGGCTCAATAGCAATGAATTGTATAGGATAACCACCTTCTTCAGCTGTATAATTATTTATTATATTTCTAGACATTATAATACCTCTTGGAATTCAAATTTATCATATTTATATAAATTTTCTTGTTCATTTTTTGGTATAATTGTTACTGCTGGTTTTTTAGTTAACATTAATTTAATATTAACATCTGGGCCCATATAAATAGGGTATGAATTTTTATATAATGTACCGTTTGATTCAGGGTATATTTCTTCAATAAACCCAGTACTTGTGGTTGTTGTAGCAGTATTTAAATGCCTTGTAATTTGATTTAATGGTGAATAATCATACCAACCACTTAATGAATTATTAAAAGTTTGATCAAATAAAATCGTAGTTGTTGTTCCTGAAACATTAACTGATAATATTTTTTGAACATAATAATTTTCTATTTTTTGATTTGCAGGAGACAAATATTCCCCAACAGAATATGTTTCAGTTGAATTTTCTATAGTTATTCCAATATTAGAATTATCAAGTGTTGCCACTGTATCATTTAATAATTCATAAGGATTATAATTTGTAGCAATTACACCTGTTGGTGTTGTTAATTCAATTTTTAAATTTGAATATTCCGGGCCAAATTGTATATAAAATGTTCCTACATGATTTAAATTTGTTTCACCCCAATTTTCTGGAAAATAACCATTAGATATGGTTTGTATTATATTATATACTTTTAAAGGATGAGTAGAATTTGATGCCAATATTGTATCTTTAATATAATTATAAATATCTTCCGCAGTATTTAAAGTAGATGGTAATATAATTTGTAAATCATCACCATTAGGGTCTTTTGCAACAGTATTATTTGAATTTTTAAAAGTAATTAAACCGGATTGATAAGGGTTTGTAATTGTTGTAATTACATTTTCATTTGTCATTGTTTGTCCACCTTGACTTGGTGTAGTTAATACTGCTCTGATATTTGGTTTATTAAATTTAAATTCTAATTGACCTGTTAAATCTACAATTTGATTTAATATTTGAGATATTTTATTATTTTGATCTCTTTCTGATTGTGATAAATTAGAATTATTTTCTGTACCATTAATACCGTTTTGTCCTAAAGATGATATATCATATGATGTATAAAAATAAGCAGGTATATTTAAAACTGCATCTGTACCATCAGAATATTTATATGTTGTATTAGTATTAGAATCAATAAATGTAATTAATCCATTTGTATATGTTCCAGAATTCCCTGAAAACCAATCATATTGAACATCTTCACTAGAGTCACCTGTGCCATTTACAATATAAAAATGAGAAAGTGAACCAGTAGAATTAGATGTACTTACACCAACATTACTTACAAAAGGAGATGATAATCTAACAGTACAAGTTCCTGCATTAGTAGAATTAAAAAATCTTCCAGTTAAACCTAATGGTTTTGATATTTGATAAACTTTTGGATGATTTGAAAATTGTATAAAATCTCCAACTTTAAAAATATTTTGTACATTTGGTTGTAAATTACATAAAGTAATTTGTCTTAATGTTGAATAACTAGTTGTTATAAATTTTATTTCATCTGTGGTTGGAATTATGTTTTTAGACATAATTTTATTTCCATTATTAGAACTAAGATTAACATTTAAAAAATTTATCCCATCATCAATATTTAATAATTCATTTTCAACATCTAAATACTGAGACTCTGATAAAACAGGTAAATCAACATCAAAAGATAAAACGCTTGGGCCTAATCTATGTGTTCTACCATACCCACCTGTTGTTATTGATCTTGCTGATGCAGATGATCTATTCATAGATATATCATTTGCATATTCAAATATTTTACTACTAGCCATTATCTATTTCTCCCTCTTATACCTTGAGTATTTCTTTGGAATGTTTTATTTGCACCACCAACTTCTGCTGATGATTGTGCAATTACTGCTTTAATTTGATCTATGGATCTTTGATCTACATTTCCACTTATGTTAATATTAGTTATATTAGTTGACCCCATTGAATTATTATTAACTTTATTTCTAGGTATAACAACTTCTCCAGGTGTTAGCATAGCTGGAATCCTATCTGTATATGGCGCACCTCCTGGAACTACACCGCCTTCTGCAAAATTAAATATAGATCTTACACCACTAAATAAACCAGCAAATCCACCTCCTTTGCCACCTCCTAAAAATCCGCCAATATTAGATAATAAACCGCTGCCTTTAGAAATTATAGTATCCATTAATGATCCTTGTTGGCCAACTTGAAAATTTAATGCTTTTTGTTGAGCAATTTTTTTATTACCTAAAGAAACAAATAATCTTTCAATTAATAATTCAGAAGACTTTTTAACTAATGTATCTGATATAGATAATAAAACATTTCTAAATGCATTTTTAGTTATATCTAATAATGAATTGCCTTGTCTTAATCCCTCTAGCCAAGATGAACTAATTGTATCTGCAATCATTTTAGATTCTATACCTGCATCTTTTAAAACATCTCTATAAGATTTTAAATTAGCTAATCTTTCTTTTTCTGCTGTTGCAGCTTTAGCGGCATCAATAATCATACGTTTATTAGTGAACATAATTCGTTCATTTATAGACATTAATTCTTTTGCTCTTTTTTCAGCTTTTATTTTATCATCGCGAGCCATATCTAATCTTGGATTAGGGCCTTTAAAGTTTCTAAATCTATCGGCTCTTGTTTCTTGAGTTAAAGATATTTCTTTGTAGGCATCTTTTGCATTTGCTGCCTTTTTCCATGCTTCTGCAGTACCATCTAATTCACGTTGTAAGGTTTTTATCTTATCAAGATTAACATCTTCATCACCTATGTTAAGAACATTTTTAAATTCTAAAAAGCTTATTTTAATTTTATTTAAATTATCATTAAAATTACCCATCAAATATTTACCAAAGGTTTTAATTTCATCACTAAAAGCTATTATTGCTATAGTTGCACCTTGAATAGCTGTTACAATAATTCCTATTATATTTGCTCTCATAGCTAAATTTAAAGCATGCATACTAACTGTTGCTCCTTTAATACCAATAGACACTTTAATAAATTGTGCAGCAATACCCGCAATAAATGTTCCTAATTTTAATCCAATAAATATTTTAAATGCTTTAATTATTACATCAATATTAGTAGCTACTAATCTAATTCCATTTTCAACGCTTTTAAAAGCATCTGCTAATCTTTCACCTACAGTTTTAGCTAATTCTTTTAATTGAGTATCATTTGCTTTAAAATTGCCAACCAAATCAATTACTTGTTGTTTTACACCTGCAAATAAAGGTTTAGCAGCAGCTTGTCTAAATCTAAAATAAGCATCTTGAACAAATGAAACCTGCGCTTCTAATGTAGATTCAAAGTCTTTTGTTGCTTTAGAATATTGACCACCATTAGCAAATACTTCAAAAAATTTCTTTCTAGTTTCTTCAATAGATACTTTAGCACCTGCTTCAAAACCAAGCATTGCTCTAACACCTCTTTCTCTGAATACATCAGCGGCAGCAATACCGCCAGCAAATGCTCTTTGAATTTGTTCAGCAGTTTGTCTAAAGTCTAATCCTGTAGCTGCAGCAACATTACCAGTTACTTCTAATATTTTAGATAATTCTCCTGCATCTTTAGATATAACAGCTAGATTACCAGAACCAGCTGCAATAGCTTCTAGCGAGAAAGGTACTTTACTAGCAAATTTATTCATTTCAGCAAATGCTTTTGCACCCTCTGTCGTTGAATTAAATAATAGTTTAAATCTTACTTGAAGTGATTCAGTAAGTTTACCTGCAGCAAATGTATCTTTAACAAATTTACCAATACCAAAAGTTACAGCAGCTAATGATGTAGCAACACCAACTTTTAAAGTTGTTCCAAGTGCAGCAAAAGTAGATCTTGATCTTGCGGCTGCCACTTCTAAACTTTTTAATCTTTTTGAAGCTATAGTAGCATTAGTGCCTAGTTTATTTAAACCAGATTGTAATTTATTTAATCCGTTCTGTCCCTTAACATTAGTAATTATATCTAATTTTACAGCCATTTTTCCTTATCCGTTAGTTATTTCCACATTAACTTCATCAAAGTATTTTTTAAAAGCAGCCTCTATAAATTTAATA